GACGGTGCAAAACGCCACGGCCGCTTTGAAAAAGGCGAAGATTAAGGCGGGGTGGGCGCCTTAATCAGTGAGCAGTGAGCAGTGAGCAGTAGGGGCGGCTTCTAGCCGCCCTCGATAGGGAGGTTCTGATGGACTATCCAACGACCCAGGAAATTACAGATCAGGTCAATGTCATCATTGACAACATACCGGGCCTGATTCCGAGCGATTTTGCAGATGGCCTAAAAACCTTTTTCCAGATGATGATTTCCATCGTGACCCGGTTAGAGGCCCTGGAAGCGAAGCAACGCAGCAAAACGTAGGGCGGGAAAGCGAAGCGCATCCCGCCTTTAAGGTGATGCCGATGCCAAATGGCGATTCCCAGTGTCCCGGTTACAAAGGCTGGTTTCTTAGCCGCGGGGAGTGCGTTTACTGCAAAAAGGAGCGGGAGCCCATAAGCTTCGACGAAAACCCTTTTGGGTTTTTAGTGGACTATGTTTGCACCCTTAAACCTCAAGGCCAGATAGATGTTTCTTGTCCGACAAAGGGAGCGAAGCCATGAGCAACCTGCCAGTAGGACGGTTGAATCGGAAATACGGATACACGGGACCGCAACTGACCGGCATCAGTACAACCCCCTTTAAGCGGGTGCGGCCTAAAATGACGCTGGCCCAGGCCCCCCGGGTGAAATACAACATTTGCCCCCCGGTGCGGGACCAGGGGCAGATCGGCGATTGCGTCGAGTTCGCCTGGACCTATTTGAAAAGCGCCAACCTGATCGTGGCGGGAAAACTCCCGGTCCAGGTGTTCTCGCCCCTGGAGCTCTACTACGACTACCGCGACAAGGTGCTTCACGATGTGGCCGACGATGCCGGCTCCGGCGTCATGGCTGTGGGGACGCTGCTGACGCGGGACGGAGTATGCGCCGAAGACCTCTGGCCTTACAACCCGGCTAACTTTGCGGTGAAGCCTTCGCCCCTGGCCTATGCGGATGCTCCGGAAAATAAACTGGCCTCGGTCCATCCCCTGAAAACCCTGGAGGATATGATCCTCTGCCTGGCGGACGGCTACGGCTTCGTGGCCGGGATCTCGGTCTTCCAGAGCTTCGAAGATGCCTGGCAAAAGGACGGCATTATCCCAATGCCGGGAGGCGCATCGGATAAGTTTCTGGGCGGCCACGGGGTCTTTGTCGGGGGGGGCTATGACCAGGACCGGCGAATCTTCATCGTGGAGAATTCCTGGGGCCTCTCGGGAGGGCTGGCGAACCAGAAGGGGTTCTTTTCATTACCTTTTGACTTCCTGACCGATCCTGATTTTGTCTTGGAGGTCGGTACCGGGCGCTAATGTAGGGGCGGCAGCTACGAAAAAGCCGCCCGGGCGGGTAGAACCCGCCCCTACAGGAGGCTCTATGAATATCTGGCAAAAAATCTGGGCCGATCCCAAGACCACCATCCCCGGGATCATCGCCGGCGTCCTCGGCGCCCTGGTGGCCTTCGGGATCATCACCCCGGCTGAGTCGAGCCCCCTGCAAACGGCCTTGACCGCCATTTTCGGCGGCATCGTCGCCCTGCTGGGGATCTTTAGCAACTGGCCGGCGTAGGGGCGGCAGCTACGAAAAAGCCGCCCGGGGCGGGTAGAACCCGCCCCTACAAAGGCGGGATGCGCTGCGCTTTCCCGCCCTACATGGAAATAAGATGGCGGAATTGACCCTCAAAAAGAAGCTGACGAAGAAGGAATTCCAGGAAAGGTACCAGCAAATCCTGGGGCGCCTCTATTATGAGGCCACCGCGTTTGCGGATACGAGCGAGGCCGCCAAGAAGGCGCGGCGCGCCGGGGCCCTGGCCGATCCTTTCGTCTTCTTCACCACCTATCTGCCCCATTATTTTACCAATGATTTTGCCCCTTTTCACCGGGAGCTGGTGGAGCTGCTCTCCCGCCGCCCCGGCGAAAATGTAGGGGCGGCTGTAGGGGCGGCTTCTAGCCGCCCTGGGCGGGTAGAACCCGCCCCTACACGCCCTGGGCGGGTAGAACCCGCCCCTACAACGGGAACCGCTGTCGTGACTCCCGTCGCCGTGGCCGCGCCCCGGGAGTTCGCCAAGACCACCATCACCTCCTTCGGCTACGTGCTCCACCAGATCTGCCACGGCCGGCGCCACTTCATCATCATCGCCTCCGACACCGAGGACCTGGCCAGCGACCTCACCGGCTATATCTATCTGGAACTGCTCTACAATGAGAGGATTAAATGCGATTTCGGGGAGCTGGTGCGGAACAACTGGGCGGTGGATGATTTTGTCACCCTGAACGACGTCCGGCTCAAGGCCCGGGGCCGGGGCCAGCGCCTGCGCGGCCTCAAGCACAAGCAGCACCGCCCCGACCTGATCATCCTGGACGACGTGGAGAACGACCAGCAGGCCCGCTCGCCGGACCTGGTGCGCAAATTGCTCTCCTGGATCACCGGCGCCATCTATCCCTCCATCGACGCCGGCGGCAACCTCTTCTGGATCGGCACCATCTTGGCCCGCAAGAGCGCGCTCTACACCGCCATCCATTCCGAGGAGGAGCCCTGGAAGCACTGGACCAGGCGCATTTACCGCGCCCTCAATGAAGCAAGCAGTGAGCAGGAAGCAGCAGTAAGCAGTAACTGCTCACAGCTCACTGCTCACGGCTCACTTGCCTCTCTGTGGCCGGCGCGCCACCCGGTGGCCACGCTCCTGGAGCAAAAACGCCTCATGGGGTCGCTGGCCTTCAACCGGGAGAAGCAGAATAACCCCCTGGATGAAGAAGGGGTCTTCCAGGAGGCCTGGTTCCGGTTCTATTACCCCGCGGACCTCACCGGCAAGGACCTGATCGTGGCCGGCTATTTCGACCCGGCCCTGGCCATCGGCGCCAGCGCCGACTACAAGGCGATTATCACCGTGGGCCTGGACCGGAAAGAGATGATCTTCTACGTCCTGGACGCCTACATCCGCCGGGGCAGTCTCGACGAGGCCCTGCGCGCCGCCTTCATCCGCCACGAGCAATGGTATTACTGGCGCTTCGGGGTGGAGGATGTTCTTTTCCAGAGGCTGCTGATCAACGAATTTCAACGGCTGGAAAAGGAGAGGAAGGTAATCCTGCCACTCCAGCCGGTAGCCGTCAAGCTCTCCAAAGAGGTCCGGATCTCCCGGCTGAGCCCTTTAGTGGAGCGGGGGCAGATCCGCTTTTGTAAGGGACAGGGCAACCAGGATTTGCTCCTGGAGCAGCTCCTCTATTTCCCGGCCAGCACGGTGCACGACGACGGCCCCGACGCCCTGGAAGGCGCGGTGGGGCTCCTGGAGGGCGCCCCCGGCATGGGAATCTTCGATTATTACAAAGGGGAATTCGACAACATGGCGGCTGAAGAAAGGCGGTTGCACGGCTGAGAATATTAAGGAGGGGTAAAAGGGTATAAGAGTAAGGGGGTAAGAGGGTAAAAGGGTAAAGGGATAAAAGGTTTTGCTTTTCCTTTTCCCCATTTCCCCTCTTCCCCTTTTCCCCCAGAAGCATTTTCCCTCTTCCCCTTTTCCCCCTTGGTTAATGGTCACTGATCACTGGTAACTGGTAACTAAACAATGGCAGCCGACCCTAAACACATACCCCTGACCCCGGAGATCATCAGCGCCGCCCAATGGGCCGCGGGGCGCCGTTTCACGCCCACCGGCACGGGCAGCGCGCCGGGGCAGCCGGACCCGAGCAAAGACTTCTTCGGTCCCGGCTGGCCGCTGCCCCCTCTGGCGCCGCCTGAAGCCGCGGGCCGCCAGTTCGACTACCCGGTGGGCTACAACCTGCTGGTCACCCCCCGGGGCGACCTGCCGATTTCCTTCCTGGACCTTAGGAACCTGGCCCAAAACTGCGACCTGGTGCGCCTGGTGATCGAAACCCGCAAGGATCAGATCGCCAAGATGAACTGGTCCTTCTCCCCCCTGGACCCCAGCGGCGCCAAGCTGAAAGCCAAAAAGGACGCCTCGGCCGAATCCCTGCGCCAGGCCAAAGAGGCCACCGCCCTGATGAAGCGCCCCGACAGGATGCACTCCTTCAACGCCTGGATGCGGATGCTCCTGGAAGACATGCTGGTGATCGACGCGGCCACCATCTACCCGAGGCGGACCAAAGGCGGCGGCCTCTATAGCCTGGAGGTGGTGGACGGCGCCACCATCCGCCCGGTCATCGACGAATGGGGGCGCAGCCCGCTGCCCCCGGACCCGGCCTACCAGCAGATCATCAAGGGCCTGCCGGCCACCGACTACACCCGGGAGGAGCTGCTCTATTACCCCCGCAACCTTTTATCCTGGCGCCTCTACGGTTTCTCGCCGGTGGAGCAGGTAATCATCATCACCAACATCATCCTGCGGCGCCAGATGCACCTCCTGCAATTCTACACCGAAGGCAACCTGCCCGACGCCCTTTTAGAAGTGCCGGAAAACTGGTCCACCGCCCAGATCGCCGAGTTCCAGCAATACTGGGATGCCCTGCACGCGGGCAATACCGCCCAGCGGCGCCGGGGCAAATGGGTGCCCCACGGCATGACCCCGCACCTGATGAAGGAGGGGGACCTGAGCTCCCCCATTGATGAATGGTTCGCCCGGGTGGTGTGCTACGCCTTCTCGGTGTCGGCTCAACCGTTCGTCTCGAAGATGAACCGGGCCACCGCGACGACCGCCCAGGAGGCGGCGCTCTCCGAGGGCCTGGCGCCCCTGATGGAATGGATGGCGGACTTCATCAACTACGCCCTGCAGGGGAACGGCTTCGACCAGGTGGAGTTCGGCTGGGAGGAGGACAGCGCCATCGACCCCGCAGTGCAGGCCAAGGTCGACGACCTGGACGTGCGCAACGGCATCCGGCTCCGGAGCGAGATCCGGGAATCCCGGGGCCTGGAGGACGACGGCACGCCGGATTTCATCATGACCACCCAGGGCCCGGTGCTGGTGAGCGAGATTGGTAAGGAGCCGGAGCCGGCACCTGAGCCGGATGGCCAAAAAAAGCCCGATGGAGGGAAAGGGGGAGGTGAAGGGCCAGACACCCCCGGGGCGGCGGAGGGGAGCTCTTCGCCAGGGTCGTCCGCCGAGACGCCGCCCCAAAAACTGGCCAAGCAAAGCGTAGGGCGGGAAAGCGCAGCGCATCCCGCCTTTAACAAGGCCGTTAAAAAAAAAAGGAAAACCGTGATCAAGCCCATTGACCGCGAGCGGCCGGAGATCGTCGAGATCCGGGACGCCCTCAAAAAGCTGATGGCCAAGGCCCTGAAGGCCGACGCCCAGAGCGCCGCGGCGCAGCTCGGGAAGGGGCTGGGGCTCAAAAAGGCTGTAGGGGCGGCTGTAGGGGCGGCTTCCAGCCGCCCGGGGCGGGTAGAACCCGCCCCTACAGGCCCGGGGGCGGGTAGAAGCCGCCCCTACGCCAAGGCCGCGGATGATGAGGCAAAAATTAACAAGCTCCTGGCCGAAATGGAGCTGACCGGCATCGAGGCCACCCGGGAGCAAGTGGCGGCCCTCCTGGCCAAGGCGGCCCAGCAGGGCGGCTATGCCGCCTTCGTGCAGATTGATTACGAGGCCCCGGCCGGGATCACCGACCTGGTCAACACCCAGGCGGTGACCTGGGCCCAGGAGCACGCCGCGGACCTGATCACCAAGCTGGAGGACGACACCCGGGACATGATCCGGTCAGCCGTGGTCCAGGCGCAGGAAGAGGGTTGGAGCACCAAAAAGCTAGCCGACGCCCTCCAGGAAAACCACGGCTTTTCCGACGCCCGGGCCGAGATGATCGCCCGCACCGAGACCATCCGGGCCGATTGCCAGGGCAACCTGGCGGCCTATAAAAACTCGGCCCTGGTGAGCGGGAAGTCGTGGCTCCTCGGATCGGAACACCCGGCCGATGATGAGTGCGACGACAACGCCGCCGAAGGCGTTATTCCCCTGGATCAGGATTTTTCCTCGGGCGACGAGGCGCCCCCGGCGCACCCTAATTGCACGTGCGATTTTTTGCCCGAGGGGATTGAAGGAGTAGATTAATCGTAGGGGCGGCAGCTACAAAAAAGCCGCCCGGGGCGGGTAGAACCCGCCCCTACAAGGAATCCGTGATGAATAAAGAATATCCAAGCCCTGAGCCGGGACCCACCCCGCCCCCTGCGGACCTCAAAATCGAGGCGGTGGTCACCTGCGTCCATTACGGCGATTACCTGGCCTGGACGCTGCCGGCCAATAAGCAGCAATTCAACCGCATGGTGGTGATCACGCGGCCCGACGATAAGCTTACGCAACTCATCTGCGCCTATTACCATGTGGAATGCTATCCCACCTACGATTGGCACCGCAATGACGACGCCTTCAACAAGGCCAAGGGCATCAATTACGGCCTGTCGCTTTTACAAAAAGACGGCTGGGTGGCGCACCTGGACGCCGATATCTACCTGCCGCCCCGGACCCGGAGCATCTTGCAGCGCATTTCCCTAAACCCGGCGTGCCTTTACGGCATCGACCGCATGGAGTGCAAAAGTTTTACCGATTGGATCAAGTTTCTGGGCGCGCCGCCGCTCCAGCACGAATGGGAGATCTTCGTCCATCCCCGGCCCTTTCCCCTGGCAGTCCGCATTGCCAAACTGGACTGGGACGGCTACGTGCCCATCGGCTATTTTCAATTATGGAATCCCAGGGGCTCGGGGGTGGCTCATTATCCCGAGTACCATACCACCGCGGCCCGGAGCGATATGCTGTTTGCCTATCAGTGGCCCAGGAATAAACGCCACCTGATTCCGGAAATCATCGCCATCCATCTCGAAAGCGAGTGCGTGGAAATGGGGGCCAACTGGGAGGGCAGGCAGACAAAGCCCTTCGGACTGTAGGGGCGGGTTTTACCCGCCCTGGGCGGCTTTTTCGTAGCTGCCGCCCCTACCATCAAAATCAAAGGAGAAAACCCATGAAAAGATTAGTCTCGTTAGCTCTCTGTTTAGCCTTGTT